CGGGTAGACTTGATGTTGGTCATCTTGAATTGCGATGCCAGACCTTTGAGGTTGGTGTCAGTCCGTTTGGTCCGGTCAGACTTGATGGAGAAGGGCTTGATGAACACTTGCTTGGGTTCAACGTCGCAATGTTCGCATTTCTGCTCCCACGCATCAAAATACCCGTGTTCTTCGCATTTGTAACTCTTCAGGACTGCCATTTTGTACCCCTTTTTAGTTGCTCATCGAAAGTTTCATCAGAATAGTCATTAGCGTTTTTCAGGCCTAATTTAAGCTTAATTTGCCCATTTTGAACCCTCAAACCCGTATTTCTAACGATTTTGGGCTTATTTTCTTTGTTATACTGTATAAATCGAGAATTGTCTTTATTCCGCATAATTTCGACTTCACCAGCCTCAATACGCCGCATAGCGTAGGAAACACGGATCTGAATCATCTCTGTCAGGGGGTGCTTCTTGGCTACAAACACATCTTTGAGGTGACCCTCGGACAAACCAGTCATTTCGGCAAGGAAATGCCAAGAGATCACCCGTTTAGGATCTTTTGCGAACCTATCCATCAAGCGATAGAGTTCACCTTTGGGGAAGATCTTTGGGTCCATAACCAATGTTCCGCAGATAGGTTGATACGTTACGGGAAACCGAAAGCTCTTCAGGAGTTCGATCTTGGATCTTGTGGGCCATGTCTCTTGTGATGCGGCGCACGATCATTTGATTCTGAACTTGCTCGGCAAAAGCTACGACCGCTAACGCGCTTGCCATCACTCGGTCGTCCTTGCCCCGACCAGGGGCCGAAATTGTTCCGTTATTTCTAACGATAGTTTTCATCTCGTCGAGGAGTTCTGTTGAGTGGATGGTCATCATCCGGCGCTCGAAGTAGTCCTTCGTGTAGTTCATCATGCGCTCTTTGGACGGACCAGTTGTCACCCAGCCGATAGAGTTGGTTAGCCCGCCAAGCGTATCGTTCTTTCTCCAGATATAGTTCTTCATACTGGAGAGGACGTTCATCAGATCCTTGCCCATCTGACTTGTTTCGGGGACCGATCCAATCGCCGATGCTTGCCGCTTAAGATTGGTAAGTTCCTGAATAACCGCTTGTCCTGGACCATTGACTTCAAGATTGAGGGTTGAGTTCTTATACGCGCCCGCCAGATGAGCGATGACCCACGCAAATTGGTAAGTATTAAGTTCCGAAGTAGCAAATTCCGCAACCTGATCCAAGCCATCTGCATAACAACGGTAGACTTGGATACAAAACCTATCCGCCCAATCTGACGAACCATAGGCAGGGTCTGCACCAATGACATATACGGCAGTATCGATTGGTTCTTCCCAAACCTTGAGGGTACAAACTTTTTCCGAGGACTTGATGACTTCCGTGTCTTGGAAGTAGTTTCCGAACATATATCGGTAACAATCGGGCTGCTTCTTACGCGCATCTTTCATGGCCTCCGTGCAGCGGCTGTTTGAAAAGAAGTTAGTGCCAGTCATAATGAAGGCATAGTCTTCTGTCGGCGGAAACTCCTGATACATCAGCGCATCGTCCTTGATGCCTTCGATCATTTTCCAGCGCCACCAAGCAATTTGCCGAGAGTTGATCTCAACGCCGTAGAGCTTCTTGATTTCCTTAACCCACTCTTTCTCTTCAGGAGAGAGCTTGCCGTCCCAGTAGGTTTTGTAAACGGAACCTTCAGGATCTGCGGAGTAGAGTTCGTTACGCCACCATCCACAAAAGATTGCCTTCTGGGTTCTGGCTTTCTTGGCAGTCGCATACATGTCGTGAAACATGTTGAAGCCCCGCGCTGTACTCTCAAACATATACAGGCGCAAAGGATTAGTCTCGGCAAGGGATGCCAGCAGCGATGCCAAGCCTTCCTCGTCGCCCCACGAGCTGGTCTCAGTACCGTGAAGGTAGGTAATAGCTTTACCGCGCCCCAGCGACCCTTTGGCCCGCAAGCCTGCCACTTGGTAAAACAAACGGCTACGGTTCTTCAGCGTCAACGAGTTACGGTTATGCGTGATCTCAGGAATCTTATACTGCTTAGGCAAGCCAGACATATACATGGCAAGAGTCTGCCGAAACATGTCACGGTTTTCTTCCGTGTCAGTCGTCAGTGTTCCTTGCAAGCCAGGATGAATGAAATGCCAATATAAATCGAGAGCCAAAGAAATGGTGGTAATTCCAAGCTGTCGGCCTTTCAAGATAACAAAAAAGTGCTTGTCCTCTTCCAGACCTTGCGCGATCTCGTTCATCACATAGGTCTGAGTGCCGAGAAGATTGCCCATCTTCTTCAAACCGTGCTCTTTGGTTTCAATACTTAACTCAGCGCAGAACTTGTAAAACGCTTGAAGGTCAAACTTCATTTTACATCCTTAAATTGGCAGACCGTTAGCTTTCAGGGTTTGGAACCCCCTACTCTGAACCCCGTTAGGACTTATATCCCGCCACGGCCCAACGGCGGTATTCGTTATTTAATTTCAGGCAAGGGCAACCAGTGAGTAACTTCAAGACCTATTAACTTCCACTTAGTATCATGCACCCGTTTGCCGTCTTTTATTTCCGCTCCAACAGATTGAACCCAACCTTCCGTAACTTTTCCTTTGTACCAAGACACCAAAGATATTCCGATACGATCTTCTATAATCTCGTAACCGATAATAATCGTACCATCTCGCGGAGCAGTTTCAATCGGCAACAACTTCATAGCTTTGCACTTTCATACCAGCCGTCAGTTGAAAAAGTATTGCCAACAATCTTACCACACACGTCTACGAAAGTATTGATCGCATTGTTTGTGCGACCCTGAAACATGTGAAACACCCCACCGTTATAGTGAGTGCCCCTGCCAAAATATCCATAATTGCCCAAAGCCCATCGTCCCTCGTCGGCAGGATACAGGTAGTGAGTAGGATATACAGCGCGAACAGGCACACCCAGTCTCTCAGCAGACTTGGTAACGATTTGTGCCACGTCTCCATCCTGCTTCTCAGAAAAAGAAATGTTTTTGTAGTGATCTTTAATTTTATTCCAAGCCTCACGGTGAACCATATAAAAAGCCGGACCAGCGTAAATGTGACAAGGATCAAGGTGGTTAGCACTTTGAGCAATGCCAAGAATCCCCCGATTGTCTTTCGTCCAGCGATACGCCCTAGCCATAATTGTCTCACAGGTCGGAACGCAGTCGATCTCCAGAAAACAAACAACCTCCGCACCCGTCTCAAATTCATCTTTGCAAACCTTGTCCATCCACTCGCCATGCGGCATGTGAACCCGATAATACGTCGGGCTCAACCCAAAGTGCTTCATCACACTCTCATGCGCGTTAATCATTCGCGTATCGACATCAGGCCACGCCAGCGTATGTACTCTCATCCTCAACCCCTTCATTGGTGCGCTCGGAAGGATTCGAACCTCCGACCTTCGGTTTCGTAGACCGACGTTCTATCCAACTGAACTACGAGCGCTAACTCACTCTCCATACTCGAACGCCATTCTCATCGCGCCGAGTGACAAATTTAATTTCAGACCCCCTAGCAAACCTATGCGCCAAAGTCCGAACAACCGCGCAAAGCCTCTCGTCGCCCTCAACGTAAAAGCTGTCGCCAACTTCCATCTTGGCAAACGGGTATTTAGACTCAGACTTAGGTTTCTTAATCGGAGGCGGGTAAACAGCCACGCCCTTCTCAAGCCGTATCATGCGGTGATACTCCAAATGGTGCTTACGGCACAGCCACCGAACTTCCAAAGGCTTCGTGTAATCATCGTGATGCCCGTCAACCTTCTCGTCACCGCAAACCTCACAAGGCTGGCGAACCAATAACCCAGACCTCAAAGCACCCCTGTACTTCTCACGGGCAGAATGACGCAACGGGTTCTTCTCATACCAGTCACGTTTCAGCTCTTTCACCCGCTCACGGTTCTTCTCAACCCATGCTGCATGATACTGCCTTTTGCACGGATTGCAATAACCAGACTTTTCAACTCTTGTTTTGCACTTTGGACATTTAACCATGCCCTATAACTAACACATGGGAAAATATTAGTCAAAAAAAATTTTGGGGCAAGCAATGTGGGGTGCACACCCACACGGCCCCCCTTGGCCCATGCAGTCCATTTTAGCCGTCCTATATCATTATTATTATTATATCCATATCCATCCATTATCGATATTGATATTAATAATAATATTAAACATATTCTAAGGTTTATATATTAACCAATCCCAGTTACAAAATCCCCAAAATGTAACTTGTCAGACAACCTGACAATCAGGCAACCAGACGCGCGGGAAGAATGAACCTCAATCCAGTTCATTTTGAAGCTTGGTTTATTATTATATACATACCCATATAAGTATTCTTACCTATAAATATATATATTGATCAAGTTCATATATTGATATATAACATACTTATTGATCAATAATGATCAGTATATATAATAATATATATAGCAAAGGAAAACACATTATGAAGCAAGTTCAAATCTTAAAATCAGATACTTTTAGCATTGTAAGCTATGGCAACGGTTCGGCTTATTGCTTTGAAAATATCAAGCAAAACTTGTCTGTGTGGTTGCAGGGCGGTGACGCTGTAGAGTTTTGGTCAGAGTATGAAGCTTATTCCGCAACAATGGATGACAACAAAGCTTTTGCGGAGTTGTGGAACAATTATTCCTGCATTGCTGCCTAACAATCACTAGGGGCAGACAGGTTCTGCCTCTTATGATTGCTATGCAATCTAACTCAAACATAGGGAAACACTACAATGACAAATACATATAACGGCTGGACTAACTACGCTACATGGCGCGTTAACCTCGAAATCTTCGACAACATGGAACCTTGCGACTTCGGTCGTCGTCTTGATAAGTATGAGCTGGCAGACTGCCTCAAAGAATATGCAACAGAGGCAGTGTCTAACGATAGCAACCAGCTTGCCACTGATTATGCCCTGGCATTTTTGTCAGACGTTAACTGGCAGGAAATTGCTGTAGGAATGATTGCAGCTTACGCAGCAGACGTTGAAGACGAAGACGAAGACCGTGGCGTGATAGAGCACGCTGCATGGTATGACACTAGCGCAGAATTGGCATAAGGGGTCTACAATGAAACACACAGAAACCATCTTAGACAGTCTATTCGCCACGCTTGGACTGATAGTCTGGTGCTACCTTTGCTGGTGGTGCATGATCGTTTTCGGTTGATAGGGGGTTAAAATGGAACATTTGAGCATGACAAACGCAAT